TCGCCCGGCAGTGCATTTAGCACAGCGATTTGACGCTGGCGGTAGTCATCAAATGAGCGTACCGCCGTACTTTTTATACGGATTGACGCCGGTATCATTTCGCGGAAGCTCTCCACGTCTTGCCCCTCCTTTGTCCTGCTCGCGCGCCAACCAGCGGTTGATAAACGCCAGTGCGCCGCGCCTTGTCTTACGGTTTTGCGGGTCTGCCTCGCTCCAGCCGATCATTTTACGTATTTCTTGCTCTATATCTACTGCCGGATATAGAGCAGCCCATTTGCTTATGTCCTCTTTGCTTATCGGATAATAAGAGCCGTCATGGAGTATCAGCCGGTATGCCGGCGCTGAGGCGGACTCGTCCGCGCTCTGCGCATACTCCTTTACTTTACTCTCCTCTCCTTTACTTTCCTTTACTTTCCTTTGTTGTTTTCTGTCAACATTTACGCCCGAAATGTTGACATTTAAGCTCGAAATGCTTACATTTGGCGGTAAAAGGTTGTGCGGTAGCAAGAGGTATTCTTTCACGGCTTCCACCGTTTTGCGGCGGCGGACTGCCTCAAAATATCTCATCTGTATGCCTTTAGAGGTAAGCACGTTGTATTTGTCCAACAGGTCAGCATCAAAAATACCTCTGCGAGTCGCACATTTAATTATCTCGGAGACGGGGCAACAACCCAACCCGCACGCGCGGGCGAACAGAAGCTCAACCTCCGGTGTCCAATCGCAGTAGTAGCCGCGGCTGTATATCCTTTGATACAGCTTTATCACAACGGCAAAACCCTGCACGCCAAACTCGGCTTCGAGCAGCTCAAACTTTTCGTCGAGGCTCGTTCGCAAAGGAAAGTAAGGGATACCCACATCTGTGTTTGGCATTTGCCCTCACCTCTCAAATTTTGAAACATACCCTTTAAGACGGATCAGCAACCCGCTTTCGCGGACGGAAGAACAACCTTAAAGGTAGTTTTTATAAAACTTTCGGCGGAAATCATCGATATTCCAACCGTTTTCCACCATAGCTTTGCGCTGCCCGTATTCGTGCAGCTTTTGCATCGCCTTGGCGTTGTGGTGCACCCCGTAGGGCGGCTCATTGTGACAACTATGGCACAGCGTAACGACCAATCCGTAGCGCTCGCTTTTCTTGCGCAGCGCACCGCCGAATATATGGTGCCGCTCTACCACACCATAGCAACCACAAATAAAGCACTCACCAATTATCTTGCCCACTCATCTTTCAGGGCTTCCAGCTTGTCCGGCGGGAGCGTTTCCACGCCTACCGCCTGGCAGTCCTGTACAATATTATCGATCAAACGCGCCATCTGCGCTCTGTCGTATGTACTGGACCCGTAGTATACAATCACATTCGTGCAGCCCCGTACTTTGCTGGGCAGTACATCCGTCACCCAACCGAGCCCATTGTGCTGCCACATCTGCCGCAGCTTGTTCACGGCGGAATTTATCACGCACACCGTATCGCAGTTTCCGCCGATGTTTCGCACCGCCTCGCGGTAGATCAGCTCTTTAGTTTGGTTTGTCGCCTCTGCAAGCTTATCGCAAAGCACCCAAAAATAGGCATTTGCATCCAAACTGCGCTTTTGCCGGTACTCTTTTACCTCGCACGTATACATACGCTCGCGCATACCAAGCACAAACTGTCTTGCGGCGGGTGTGTTGATGACTTTGAGGCAAAGCTCTCCGTCTTCGTTCACGCGGGCGGCTGTAAAATCAAATTGTACCATTCAGGCCACCAGCTTTCTCCGCCGCCTTTTCGGCTTTGATCTCTTTGCCCAAGCACTCAAAGCAAAGCTGTCGGTCATACCGTTTTTGCGCGTACAACGCAATATCTCCCGCTTTCCAAGCGCTGCCGTCTTTTTTCTTTCCGTCGCGGATCGTCTTACCGCACTGCGCGCAGGTGTATTCTTCATCCTGCTCCGGCGGTGCGGCGTTATACTTTGTACGTCCTGCCTCCCAGTAAATGTCCGCGCCGAAGCCTAAAGCTTTGCAAGCTACGGAGATTGCGTCTGTGAGCGCCATTTTGTAGCACTCATCTGATGCACGCAGATTATTACCCTTTTCCGCCGCCACAAACTTTGATCCGCCCGTGCCTGGAATAGGCTCCGACCAGTCCGCATCCGGCGTGATCCTGTATTGCAACTCGATGTCTACAAACGCCCCCACCTCGCCGGTGCTGGCGGTCTCAAGCCACTCGCGCACAATCTTGTATTTCCAGCCGATGCCGCACGGCCCGAATAGCTCTGTCAGCTCTCGTATGCGCCACATGGGGTTGATGTCCGTCATGCCGTTGAGCCGCCCTCCGGTGATCCGCTTTTGTGCGCTGCCCGGTACAGCGCTCACGGCGTTGTAAATATCCATGTTACCCATCAGCGCACCGCCAGTCTGTACCCGGCTACCAATTTAGCTCCCGGGAGCTCCTCGCCCGCTTTTAGCGCATCGCGCACGGAAACTTTGTTGATCTCCGGCGCTTTCTGGCGGATGAACTCCTCGTGCTCCAGTGTAGCCCATGCGATAAAGTCATCGGAGTTTTCGATCTCAAGCGCCGGAGCCTTTTTTGCTATGGAGACCACGTTGCGCGCCGTTTCGATTTTGCTCTTTCCTACCGCCTGCATCTGCTGCATGGTGTAGGATTTAAGCTGATCCGCTGTTGCTTCATGGCGCTTCATCCGCGCAGTCAGCGCGTCGATCTCTTTTTTTATCGCTTCTGCCGTTGCCAGCTCATCTTTGATAATGCACGCGATGCTGTCCACTTTTGTTTCAAACTCATCATCGATGCTTTCAAGTGTGTCTTCGAGCGCTTCGAGAGGGATGCTTTCATCCTCCGCCATCTGCTTTAAAGCCTCGTATTGCTCCGCATACTCATACAGTTTCATTTGCTTTCGCCTCCTCTGGCATTTCCTCGAGCACCGTAATGCGGATTTTGCCGCGCTCAATGCCCTCTTCGCGCAAATGTTTACCCACAATCTCCATTACGTCACCGCCATTTACGGTAACAGCGTCAAACGCGCCGCGCTTGATGTTGCCGCAAAGGCTCACCTGCATGACCTGCTTATACTTTGCCATTGACTTTTCCTCCCGTTTCTGCTAAACTAATAGCGGTAAATTTGTTTTTGTGCCCCTGTGACTGTTCCCGCAGTCCGGGGCACTTTTTTTCTGCTCTCATACATCCGCCTCGACAAGCTCGCCGTTTTTGAGCTTATACCACGTATCAGCTTTGATCCGCACGCCGTCAACAATTTCTGCTTTTACGGCTATGGGTACGTAATTGCCGTTATCATCGTATTTCCACTCCGTTAAAACAATCACGGAGTGGAGCCCGCCTTTTACGTTGCACCCGTTCCGTCCAATAATCAATGATGAGCTGCCGCCTGATAGGTTGCTACGGATGCCGCCTGAGAGGTTGCTCCAGTCTCCGCCTGCGGTTCCCGTTTCAGCTTTTTTGCGAGTATACTCTATTTGCGCCTTGACCAGCCCAGCAAAATCGATTTCGCTTTTGAGTGTCAATTCTGATGATGCTAATTTGGTATCATCATTTTCTTTTTTATCGATTTTGCCACCCGCTTCTGCCTCGAAAAAGCGATTGCCGTTGATATTAGGATAATATCGCAGCACATCAAACGGAGCCTCACACGAGTGATAGCCTTTATCCCCGCAACGGATTGCGCCGTCATCGACCTCTTTTTTGCCGAGCACGTATTGCTTGCCTCGGCATTGCATATTTTTGTCTGTACCCTTATAAACTTTCACGCTTGTCTTCCCTCACTATCCGTTGTCACTGTCTCATAGACGCGCACGGCGTCGCGCCAGCTGCGGTATTTGCCGAGGTCAATGACCTCCGCACCGGGGCGGGCGGCTCTTTTTCTTCTTCTCGGCGGCTTTACGACTCTTTCGAGGATTTTCTCCGCGCCGTAGGCCAGCGTAATGATCGCGCATCCGGCGGCGATACTGCCGCACAAAACTAAGATCATGTTGTTGCCTCCTTTCCTTTAATTTCTGAACAGCGTCTCGATGTCGCTTTGCGAGAAACGCAGTTTTTTAAAGATGTTGCACAAGTCTTCATACGACCACGCCGAAAGGTGGCGCATACGGTAGCTGTAAAGCTGCGGGGATATACCCAAGTATTTCGCGGTCTTCTCGTCGGTCGTCAGGCCCATGCGGTCGGCGTTATAACGCATAATCGACCTAAACGTCTGCCTCCGCTGTTCCGCGGGCGACG